CTGTCGTTCACGGGCGACTCGCGAGGCCCGGCGGTCTATTGGAATCAGCGGATGGGCGTGACGTTCGACGCGGCGGACATCTTGCACATCCGCGGCATCGGCACCGACCTGGGCGGGCACCCGCTGCTGGACGTGGCCAAGAATTCCTTTGGCCTGTCGCTGGCTGTCGAGAAGCACGGCAGCGAACACTTTAAACGCGGCGGGCAGCCGCGCATTGTGCTCAAGCACCCGCACAAGTTGAGCGAGGAGGATGCGACGCTGCTGCTTGACACCTTCGAGAAGCGGCACAGCGAGGCGGGGCGCCCTGCGCTGGCCGGCGGCGGGCTGGAAATCGAAGTGTTGCCCGTCAGCAACGAGCAAAGCCAATGGAACGAGGCCCGCACGCGGACAATCGTGGAAGTGGCGGCCTGGTACGGCATTCCCGCGACGAAGCTGGGGGCCGAGAATCGCGGCGGCTATAACAGTTTGCTGTTCGACAATCAGGCGTACGTGTTGAGCCTTCGCAAGTGGCTGAAGCGATGGGAAACCGAGGTCGCCCGCAAACTGCTGGCGCCGCGGGCCTATCGAAACGGCTCGATCGTCATCAAGCATGACCCGACCGAACTGCTTGAGACGGACACCGCCACAAAGTCGACGTACATCCGCGAGTTGAAAGACGGCATGGTGATCACGAAAAACGAGGCCCGCACGGCGATGGGCTACCCCAAAGTCGAAGGCGGCGACGATTTCGAGAATTCGAACACATCGACCGGCGGCGAGACGCCAGCGGATGACGACGCGCCTCCTGATCGGGCCACGGCGGCGGCCGCCCGTGCCAGCTACGCTCCTGTGACGGAGCGGCCGCCGTTTGTGGCTTTGATCGCCGACCGGCTGGAGGTGCTGGCGGGCACGATGACCGACCAGGCGGCCCGCAGGCGCAAGGCGGGCAAGGAGTTCGACGGCTGGGCCGACGACTGGCGCGGCCGCGTCTCGGGCTACGTGGGGTCCGCTGTGCAGGCGACGGCGGCGGTGTTTACGACGATGCCCGTGGATCAGATAGCCGACACCGTGGCCGATTGGGCGGCGACGGCGGAGAACGGGGGCGTGCTGGTGCCGTCGCCCGAGGATTTTGCACAGCAAATCGTGGGAGAAACGGCATGCACGAACTAGTCATCGAGGGCGTGATCGGCGACGTGTGGGCCGATGTCAGCGCGGCGGATGTCCGCAAAGCCCTGAAGGACATGAAAGGCGGCGTATCGGTCTACATCAACAGCGTTGGCGGCTCGGTTTTCGAAGGGCTGGCGATGCTCAATCAGCTGCAGCGGTACGATCGCGGCGAGCTGACGGTCTACGTTGACGGGCTGGCGGCCTCGGCCGCTTCGGTGGTGGCGATGGGCGGCGACCGCGTGCTGATGGGCACAGGCTCGCAAATGATGATCCACGGCCCGTGGACGGTCACGGTCGGCGACCAGATCGAGCACGAGCGAGCGGCGCAGGCGCTGGCCAAGGCCCGAGATTCGATCCTGGACGCCTACGGCCGCCGTGTAAGCGACCGCGAGCAGTTGGGCGAATGGGTTGACGCCGAAACGTGGTTCGGCGCACAGGACGCCGTAGACGCCGGGCTGGCGGACGGAATCGAAGGCGACGGCGTGGCGGCTGCAATCGTGCCGGCGGCGATGTATCGGCACACCCCCGCCGCCCTGGTGGCGAAGGACGCCGCCCCGGTGGCCGCCAAGGCATGGCGGGCTGTCACGATGGGGATGCAGCTGGAGATCGCCAAGCGGCGTTGACACGCAGAATCAGTTTCGCTAATACTACAGCCATCGGGCCTTCAGGTTGCGGCCCGTCTTCCGGCGTCAGCTGACAGCCGGCAAGCCCTCGCAGCTGCGAGAAACCGCGGAAAACGGTATCTCAAGCGAGGGAATCATGACACTTTACGACCCCAAGGCCATTCAGGCCCAAATCGGGGAGCGGCTTTCCGACCTGGACGCGCTGACGGCGCTGTGCCAAGAAGAGGACCGGGAGCCGACGGCGGAAGAAAACGCCCAGTTCCAGGCCCTGATGGATGAGGTCGGGCTCGACGCCGACGGCGACACCCCGGCCAGCGGCCTGCGTGCCAAGCTGGCGACCGCCAACCGCTTTCAGCGGATTCGCGATCAGAGCCGGCCCGGCAACGACGGCTCGACGACCGGCGTGATCGGCCGCAACGACGGCGGCTTCCACCAATCCGACAGCGAGCCCTTCGCCATCCCGCGGGCCTGCCTCGAGCGGTCCCGCAACCTGAAGGCGTTCAAGCCCCGCGAGGGCGAGAACCACCTGCACGACGCCTACGCGGCTGGCCGCTGGCTCTACGCGCTGCTGGGACACGAGGCGTCCGCCGACTGGTGCGACGACTACGGCATGGGCCGCATTCAGGCGGCGCAGCAGGAAGGCGACAACTCGCTCGGCGGCTTCTTCGTCCCGGTCGAGATGGCGACGCGGATCATCGACCTGCGTTATCAGTACGGCGTCGCCCGACGCTTTGCCGATGTCGAGCCGATGGCCAGCGAAACCAAGACGGTGCCCCGCCGCAAGTCGGGCGTCACCGCCTACGCCGTTGGCGAAGCGGAAGCGGTCACCGAGTCGGACATGGACTTCACTCAGGTGATGCTCGTGGCCCGAGCCTGGGCGGCGCTGGTCAAGATGTCCCGCGAGCTGGACGAGGACGCCGTCATTAACTTCGCCGACCGCGTGGCCGGTGAGATGGCGTGGGCGTTCGCCAAGAAAGAGGACGAAAGCCTCTTCATCGGCGACGGCACCAGCACCTACCACGGCGTAGTCGGGATCGTCCCCAAGGCCAACGACGGTTCGCACGCCGGCGCCATCTATGACGCTGCTTCCGGCAACACGGCCTACTCCACGCTGGACATCGGCGACTTCGAGGGCATGATTGGGCAGCTGCCGAGCTGGGCCGAAGACGGCGCAGCGTGGTACCTGCACAAGGTCGGATACTGGGCATCCATCGGGCGCCTGATGAACGCGGCCGGCGGCAACACCATGACGGACTACGGCAACGGGCCGGAGTTGTCGTTTATGGGCTACCCGGTGCGATTCACGCCGGTGATGAACAGCACCACCGACGCGCAGACGAGCACCGCCGGGCTGGCGATCCTCGGCAACCTGCCGTTGTCGTCGACGATCGGCGACCGCCGCGGATTCTCTTTCCAAGTTCTGAACGAGCTGTACGCCGCCAATCGCCAGATCGGGCTGATCGGCGACACGCGGTTCGCGATGAACAATCACAGCATCACCGAGCCCGAGGACACCACCGGCGCGACCGCCGGGGCCGTCGTCGTGATGAAAACACCCGCCAGCTAAGGAGGCGATGTAATGGCTGTTGAAGCCCAAAACTTCAAGATTGTGAAGATCACGCCGCCGGCGGCGATCGTCGACAATGCGGCGTATACGACAACCGAGGTTGACACCCTCGGATACGACTACGCCACGGTTGTCTTGCACATCGGCGCGACCGACATCGCGATGGCGGTGTGCAAGCTGCAGGAATCGGACACGTCCGGCAGCGGGTTCACCGACCTGACTGCGGGAGACACCGACGGAGACACCGACAGCGACGGCAACGCCGCGACGCTGCCGACGGCGACCGATGACGATGGATTCGTACTGTGGGAGGTCGACTGCCGCCAGACCAAGCGGTATCTCGACCTGTCCATCACGGCGGGCGACGGGACCGCAGGCACGTTCGCGACCGCGTTCGTGCTGCTGTGGCGCGGCAACGAGACGCCGGTGACGGCGGCTCAGCGCGGTGCCCTCAACATCATGAGGCCGACCTAGTGTTGATCCGTCTGGTGAAGGACTGGCCGCCGCATCACCGGGGAGCCGTGCTAGACATGGCGCCCGGCGCGGCTCGCGTGCTGATGGGGCGGCAGATCGCCGCCCCCGAGGCCCCGGTCCGTCCGCCGGACGGCTTCGAGCAGCTGACGGTCGCGGTGCTGCGCGAGCGGTGCCGCGGCCGCGGGCTGCCCATCTACGGCAACAAAGGGACGCTGCTGGCGAGATTGCGGGGCGCCGATGTCAGTACAGCTTGAATGGTCAAACCGTGTCAGCACGGCGCCGCAGCTGGAGCCGGTGACGCTCGAGGAAGCGAAGCGCAACTGCGACGTTTACGACGGCGACCATACCCGCGATGCGGACTTTCTCGGCTGGATAGTGGAGGCCCGCAAGCAGGTTGAGCGGGAATCCCGCAACTGGCTGCTCACGCAGACGCACACCATGCAGCTGTCTGAGTGGTGCGGGAAGATCGGCCTGACGGGCTGGCCTGTGCTGTCGGTCACCAGCGTCAAGTATCAGGACACGGCGAATGCGCAGCAGACGCTCGCCACGTCGGTCTACGGCAGCGACATCAACCGACGCCCGGCGTTGGTATACCTCAAGAAGCTGCAGACGTTCCCGACGCTCTACGGCGGCCACGATGACATTGAGATCATCTATCAAGTCGGGCACGGGCCGAACCGATCGGACGTTCCGCCCGCGGCCAAGGCGGCGATCCAAATGCTGGTCCGCCATGCCTTCGAACAGCCGGATTTGCTGGAGCTGTCGGCGATGACCGAGCAGCCGCAGGGCTATCAGGCGAAGATCGCCCAGCTGCGCGGGGGGCGGTATCCATGACGCGCAAGAAGCGGAGAACCGGCCGGCTGCGGCACGTCTGCGTGGTGGAAAAAGACACCAGCGACGAGAGCGCGGTGACGCCGACATGGGGCAACTTCAAGCGGCGAGTGCCTTGCAACGTCCAGGATCTGGAGGGCGACGAGTCGACCGCCCGCAGCCGCCAGGCCGAGGCGACGGTGACGTCGCTGGTGACGATGCGGCACCTGCCGGGACTGCGGCCCACGATGCGGCTGCTGTTCCTGAATCGCTCGCCGGTGCGAACGCTGTACATCAGGCGGATTCTGCGGGACGGCTACGGGCACGACATGACCGTCGAATGCGGGGAGAATCCCGATGCCCGTTGAGGTCACACTGAAGGGCGCCGACCGGCTGCAGCGGCGGCTGTCCGCGCTCGAGCCGAAGGTGGCGGCGCAGGTCCAGCGGAAGGCGGCCCGCGAGACGGCCAAGCGAATCCAGTCGACGGCCAAGGCGGACGCCCCCGAGGGCGAAACCGGCAGCCTGCGGCGGGCCATCAAGGTCCGCAGCCTGCGGCGTTCGCGCAAGAAGCGAGTAGGCGCGCGGGTGTTCGTTGATCAGCGGTTCCTGTCGCGGGCGGGCGTCAACTACTACTATCCGGCGGTGATCGAGTTCGGCACGCGAAAAAGCAACCGCATCAAGGCCGACAAGTATTTCCGCATCTCGGCCGCGCGGCACCATAAGACCGCGACGGTGCTGTCCAAGCTGGCTGTCCGCATGGGACTGCGGGAGGCCGCCAAAAATGGCTGACATCGGCAAAGCCATCGTGACCTACTTGAAGGCCCAGAGCGGCGTGTCTGATCTGGTCGGCCAGCGGGTCTACCGCGGCGCCGCGAGGCAGGGGGCGACGCTGCCGCACATCGTGGTCACGATCGACGACGAATCGAAGCACCACGGGATCGCGGCCGCCACGGGCGTCAGCGACGCGGCCATCGAAATCGACTGCTTCGGGACATCGACAGACGAAACCGGCGGGGCGAACATCGTCGGCGCGGCTGTCGACACGGCCCTTGACCGCCTCAACGACACGACCAGTTCCTCTGTGCTGATCCATCACGTTTTTTCCACGTTCCGGCTTGAAGATTACGAGCGGCCGATAGCCGGCGAGTCGGCGGGCCGCTTCGTCGACCGCCGCGAATATCAAGCAAACTTCGACGACTAAAGGAGGCCGGCGATGGCCAATGAGATGATCGGCACGACGATGACCGTGACATTCGGGACATCGAGCTACGCGGCAAGCATCACGGGGGTGACCAACGACAACCGGACGGTGCCCGTGCTGGACACGACCCACATGGGCACGACCAACAGCCGCACCAAGACGGTGGGCGATCTGGTGGACGAGGGCACGCTTACGCTGACCGTGTTTTATGACCAGGACGACCCCGCCCCGGTGAATTCGACCAGCGAGACGGTCACGCAGACATTTCGCACGCCAGCCGCCAAGACGGCCGGCGCCACCAAGGCGGGCACGGCGGCGGTCACCAGCGAGTCGATCAACGTGCCGCTTGAGGACATGATGACCGCGACGGTCGTTGTCACCTGGCTCGACGAGGTCACCGACACCGTGAGCGCAGCCTAATGTTTACAGTCACAGTGGCACGGCTTAACCCCGTGCATGACATCTGCCGCGTGTTCGTGGACCCGCATCCCAAGCACAAGCGGAAGCTGCGGGTGGCCTACGGCTGGCCGCCGGGGCCGGAGCGGGCGGAGGCGGTGGTCACGTTCGATCCGGCGGGCGTGTCGGCGGCCGGCAAGCGGCTGCCCCGCGACTTGACGCCGGCGCAGGAGGAGGCGATTCGGACGATGGCGCTGCGGCTGCTGAATGACGCTGATCACATGGCGGCGATCATGGAAACCGACGCCGACCGCGAGGCGAAGGCGTCCGCGGCGGCAATGACAGGAGCGAGCGATGGCGGAGACTAACGGCAGCATTTCGGCGGCGGAGCTGAAGGCGAAGATTCTTGGAATTCCCGATGGGGCCGACCGCCCGGTGCGCAAGGTGCCGATGCCGGAGTGGGGCTTCCCGGTCTACATCCGCGGCATGACCGGCGACCAGCGCGACGAGCTGGAGGCGTGGCAGATTGAGAACCGCGACGAGGGACGGCCAAATCCGGCGGGCTTCCGAGCCAAGACGGTCGCCATGTCGCTCTGCGGCAGCGACGGCGAGCTGTGCGACTTCGACGCCGCCGACGTGATGGCGCTGGGGGCTCGATCCGGCAAGGCGCTCGAGCGGATCGTGACGGCGGCCCTGGACGAAAGCGGGTTTTCCAAGGAGGACGTTGCGGAACTGGAAAAAAACTCCGGCAGCGAAGCGAGCGCCGATTCTGGATCAAACTCAGCTTCGCATACGGCATCCCGCTGACGCGGCTGCAGCGGGAGATCAGCAGCCGGCAGTTCCAGGAGCTGCTGGCTTACGACAAGTACGAGGGAATCCCGGACCCGTGGGAAATGGCAGACCGAATCTGTGCCGCGATTTACAACGCCCACGGTGCGACGCGGGCGGGCGGGGCCGGCTTTACGGCAGGCGACATGCAAAGGGAGCGGCGGCCGGCGTCGCAGCTGCTGAATCTGGGGGCCGGCGAGGACTAGCGGGGCTGCGGGGCCGGGACATAAGCCCAGATCAGCGCCAGCGGCCACAGGAAGCCGCCCAGCAGCATCCCCAGCCATCCGGCGATGCGGACAGCCTTGGGCCACGGATGCCCGTTAGCGGCCGCCAGGCGGCCCGGCAGGCAGGCCAGCCAGAACAGGCCCGCCGCCAGCACCGCCAGCACGAGGGCGATGGCAAA